GTCTGTTCGCATGTAGCTGAGATCGTCCCAATTTACACAAAAGGAACGCTCCCAGCGACAATTATCTTGTACGTCATCACGACGATCAAGACGAGACCTATCTCTCGATGCCTCTGGAAAGAGGTGATCAAAGAGCTTGGGTATGCGTTGGACACGCGGGATTACCGATAGAAAAAAACCGGTAAAGTTATTGTGACTCGGAATAAAGTCGAGCGCCTTGTGAGGCGCAGACCCATCTGAGGGACAAAAGAGAACGAGAGATTGTTCTCGAAATATCTGCAGGAAAGGCTTTACAGCCCTAAATGCACGATATTTGTAACCATGCCGCGTCCTGGGCGCGTAGGAGGATGGAACCTTATATCCTTCTACGTCAGGGTCGGATGCAGGAATTACGCACCGACGCCAGTCTTGCCTTAGCAATACAGAAAGGGTATTATACAGTGTGAACTGGTGTTTTAGTCCCCACCGTACGAGCCTATTAAACGCGCTAAACCGGTCTTGAACCCGATCTATGCGCTTCAAATAAACCCCGCGGACATCATATCCGCCATACCAATCGGTACCGCACGACTCACGAAAGAAGCCAGTTGCGTAGCTCTTTTCCCTGTTAGGGATAAAGCCACAAAACTCCAATCGCGCGTTCAAGCTGTCGAATAAAACCGACGGGCAAATTATATCATCACCAAAGACACCAAAATTACCGGAGTCAACGCGATCATGGTCATATCGTCGAAACTTTATGCCATGTTCTCTAGCCGTCACGCGAGTGATAACTGAGAAGATATAAGTCTCCAAGGGGAACGTAAAACCGTTACCCATCGAAGACACCATAGCGAGAGGGATAAGTGTATCGTCCAATCTTGTATTTGGAGTCCGGCAGTCAGTGATGGCTGCAAGAATCCAAGAGGGCAGGATAGCCCGACATAAAGCGAGAGAGATTGTGTCACTCGCGCTAGAAAGGTCGATAGTACATAAGTCCCCGTAAATGCTTCCGGTACGTGCATGTTCGCGGTTACGATCGGGCTGCAAAGCCTCGTCATAACCGTAATGAACACGAAGAACATGATTAATGCCTTCGCCAAGAGCACGCTGGAAGATCATATTAAGGTTCGGCTCCGTACAAATTGTACGGTCTGTCCGAGCATTTTTGCGAACAGTGCCAAGACGTGAATAGTTCACTACAGTTACGACCTCACCAGTTAAAGCCTGGCGCTGTTTTTCAGCAGCCAGCAACGAACGGTTGGTACGTGCATAATAGCGCATCAGCTCCGTGTGGAGCCTAGCATCTGTAGTCACTAGACGGTTAACAAAAAGCTTCTCAAAGAATGAATTCTGTCCTTGAGAGAAGATAGACGCCCCGCTACCGGTGATTAATCCGGCATTGTCGAGG